TGGGTTTGATGAAAATTACGAAGATGATTTTGAAGCAGGGTTTAATACAGACTAACTTACTTTTATTTAATAACGTCGAGATGACGTAAGGATGCTTTAAAATGGCTATTCAAGGTTATAACACTTCCCCCGCCAGAATTAACAAATTCAAAGGCGAGATTTTAAAACACGCTGTTGCGCTAGAAGTATTAGCAAAACAAGGTCGTCAAATTTCTTTGCCTAAAAACCAAAGTGAAACTTATGTAGCACGTCGTTATGTTCCTTATAACGCAACTGCTGGTAATCCAAACATCTTTTTTCAAAACGTAACTGGTGATCGCGGTACAGCAATGGCTAACGCACACTTAACGCAAGAAGGTGTTACACCACAAGCGGATACTATCGTAGCGCAAGACATTACTGCGGTAATCAATCAATACTCATGCTTATACAGCTTCACTGATAAAGTGGCTGATTTGTACGAAGATGATATTCCTAAAGCAATGGTGGAACAAGTTGGTGAGCGTGTTGCGCTTGTTAACGAAATGATTATTTTTGGTGCGTTAAAAGCCTGTACTAATTACTTTTTTGCAGGCACAGGTTCTACTACTATTAATACAACAGCAGCGCCTATTTCATTGTCTTTAATTCGTAAAATTACAAAAGCGATGCAAGTTAACCATGCTCGTCCTGTAACTAACACATTAAAAGCATCACCAAATATCGCTACTCAACCTGTTGAAAGCGGTTATGTAGTTGTTTGTCATACTGATTTTGAACCAGATATTCGTGATATCGCTGGCTTTATTCCAACTTCACAATATGCAAGTGGTACTCCAATGCCTAATGAAATTGGTCGTGTTGAACGTTTCCGTTTCATTACTTCGCCAGATTTACCTGCTCAATTGAGCGCTGGTGTTGCATTAGCAAATTCACAAAATGCTTCTGGTACTGTGGTCGCTAATTATTGCCAATCAACTTTAGGTACAAACATTGACGTGTATCCTTTCTTTGTATTTGCTCAAGATGCGTTCTCACAAATTGCATTGCGCGGTAAAGAATCAATGTCACCTACTTTCATTCCAGCGGGTGAAAAAACTAAATCTGATCCACACGGCCAACGTGGTTATGCTGGTTCTATCTGGTGGAAAGGTGTGATGATTGAAAACAATCAATGGATGGCTCTTGGCTACGCTGCTGTAAAAGCACTTTAATTAATTTAGCGCCAAGTTAATTCTTGGCGCATTCTCAGAGGATTTTGAAATGGCTGAAAATACCGCATATAGTATTATTACTAAAACAAATGATGAAGATTCGCAACTTGATATGTTCATTCGTTTGTCACTTGGCGCAGTTAATACAAGTGATTATATTGAATTAAAAATTGGCTGTAAGCCACGTTATGTTGTCGTAGAAAATTTTGTAGATAGAACTAAATTGGAATGGTACGAAAATGTTACTGCTGATGTAGCAGCAACTGCAATCGCACTAGGAACTTTATATACAATTAAAACCGTTGGTACAACTGATTGGGTAGCATTAGGCGCTCCTTCAAATACTGCTGGTGTTCAATTTACAGCTACCGCAGCAGGCACAGGTTCGTCTGGTACTGGTTACGCTATTACAAATGATAACGTGGCTATTTTAACTATTGCTACAGGTGTTCGCACCTTACTTACTACAAGTAGCATTTTAGTTCGTGACCGTGTAATTCAAATTTCACAAAGTGCAGGGGCAACTGTTCTTGCGGCTAATAAAGATATTGCAGTTCGCGCAGCGGCTTAATGTTTTATCGGCAGTGTGTCTTTTAGGCGCACTGCCATTTTTTAATATATTGGAGTTTATAACATGGCAATTCAAAAAGAATTACATACAGAAGAAGTGCGCGGTAGAGCAAAACCTGCAATTAATCTAAATAATACGGTAGATGAGATTCGTGACAATGAAGATACGATTATTGATGTAATTTCATCAGAACAATTATCGTATATGGATGAAATCATGTTCATGGAAGAAACGATTACTATTCGTTTAGAACCATCAGCAGATAGATATTCTCCTAAATATATCGATGTGGGTGTCAATGGGCGTATCGAATGGTTGGAAGTTGGTAAGCCTATTAAAGTTGCTCGTAAATATGTCGAAGTTTTAGCTAGAGCAAAATCAGATACTTTCATTACTATTGCGCCTAATACTAATGATGAAAATCCTGTGAATTTGATTTCTCGCAACACATCACAAAAATATCCATTCAGTGTGATTAAAGACCCTAATCCCCGTGGATACCAATGGTTGACGACTGTATTGTCACAATAATTTATTAACCGTACTGGAATTAAACCATGACATTTCTTGAACTCGCTAATCGCCTTTTATCTGAAGCAGATATTTCTGGTGCAGGATTAATCACAACGGCAAATCAACAGGGTGAGTACAAACAAGCTGTTGATTACATCAATACTGCGTATGCAGATATTCAACTACAACACGCCAATTGGGATTTCCTACGGGGAGATATGTCATTTAATACCATTATCGGTGTAAATAATTATTCTGAAACGGGTATCAGTTTGCTAGATTTAAGTGAATGGTCGCCCGAAACTATGCGCATCTATTTAACAGCGAATGGGATTGTCAGTGAACAATATCTCATTCCTGTTGAATGGGATGAGTTTAGAGATTTATTTATGTTTGGGAATGCGCGTATTCAAACCGGATTCCCAACACATTTTACTATAAAACCTGCGGATAATTCGCTTACGTTTTATCCTATACCAGACAATGTTTACACGGTAGAAGGCGAGTATTATAAAAACCCTTTTGCCTTAGTAAACGATACCGATACGCCAATTTTTCAATCACGCTTTCACATGATTATTGTTTGGCGAGCATTGATGTATTTTGCAACACAGCTTAATGCCCAAGAACTTTACGCCATTGGTAACATTGAATATCGCAAATTACTGTTTAAACTTGAACAGTTTAATTGCCCTGTACCCACTGCTTCGGAAGAACTCGCATGAGAATGAACGCGCTACCTAATGTAAAAACCCAAACGCAATACTCACGTTTTGCCGGTGGTCTTGATTTGGTATCGCCACCTCTCACTATTGATGCGGGTAAATGTATTTCAATTAATAACTACGAGTGCAATGCACTGGGTGGTTATCGTCGCATTGATGGGTATGAGCGTTTTGACGGCAGACCTTCTCCTAGCGCTCAGAGTTACTACTACTGCCCTTGCACGTTCTCAGCGGCAGTCACAGTAGGTCAAACAATTACAGGCGCTACAAGCGCGGCTACAGGTAAAGTATTACAGGTTGAATCCACTTATCTCATTATCGATAGAGTAACGGGAACATTTGTTCTTGAGAACTTTAAAGTCGGTGGTGTTGTAAAAGGCGCTTTAACTATCCTGCCTTCCAAAGACGGACATCCTACAGGTATTGGTCATGCCACTGCACTTGGCTTAGTAGCGGATGATTATCGTGCCGATATTACTGCTGTAACTGGTAGTGGGGTGCTTCGCGGTGTCTGTATGTACAAAGGCATTGCTTATGCGTTTCGTGATAACGCGGCAGGAACGGCAGTCGATATTTGGAAATCAACATCTACCGGATGGCAACAAATTACTTTATTTAAATCGCTACCTTTTAAAACCTGTACGGTAGATGTACTTGATGGCGTTGTTATTAATCAAAAGAACTCTGGTGCAACAGCCACAGTTAAACGCCAAGTAATTGAAACATCTCAAAGTTTAGATGATTTAGAAGCTACTAGTGACACCACTACAGTGATGGGATTAGGTTCGCATACGTTTACCATTCAAACGGGGAAAGCCTATGTCGCGGGGCAAGCGATATTAATTATTTCAACCGCGTCGCCAACCAACTATATGGAAGGTACGGTAACTTCGTACTCTACTAATCAAATTGTCATTAATATTACAAATAAAGTAGGATCGGGTACTTACGCATTATGGCGATTACATTCCGATCCAATTAATATTCGCAGTGACACTGGTCGCTTTATTGTCACAAGTGTCACCGGCACATGGACAAGTAATGTAGCGGATACGATACGAGTGGGTATTATTGATATCGCTGTTGTTGATAATCCCAGTGGAAATCCTGTTACTCAAATTAGTATTCTGCAAGGTGGTAATTACCAGTTTGTTCAACATAACTTTTTAGCTAATTCCGATTCTAAAAAGCTATATGGATGCGACGCTCTCAATCGTGCCTTTGAGTTTGACGGTGACGTGTATATTCCGATCAGAACTCAAATAACCATTGATGCCCCGACCACTATTGCAGCGGTTAACGGTCAACTTGCCTTATCTTATTTTGGAGCAGTTGTATTTTCAGCGGTTGGTAATCCCCATGACTTTAGAACGACTAGCCTAGGTTTTGCAGACATACATGAATTTGGTGATACAGTTACTGGTATGAGTCCGATTGTTGGTGGGGTTCTTGCTGTTGCGTGTCGAGATAGTTTTTGGCAAGTATCCGTTGATGCTCAAACAGGCAATTACAAAGCGGAACTAATCTCTCCAGATATTGGTGCTATTCATTATGGGTTAATGAATCTTGGCGCACTTTATTCATTTGATGATAAAGGGATTATCCGCATTGTTCCTTCTTATGTATTCGGTGGCTTTGAACACGATACCATTAGCCGCGCCATTCAACCCGTTATTGATAGTTTCCGAGAAAAGATTGTCGCTACTGCCGTTTATAAAAGCAAAAACCAAGTTAGGTTTTATGCAAATGACGGTACGGGTATTATTATGACAATGACTTCGGGCGTAACGCAAACAGGCGCTGCGACCACTGGTCATGACTTTTCTCAATTCACCTATCCCATCAATATTAGTTACGCATGGAGTGGTGAGGATGCAAGTGGGCGAGATATCGTTTTACTTGGCGATGAAGATGGTTATGTTTATGTTGCTAATACCGGATCATCTTTTGATGGTGAACCTATTCAAGCCTATATCAGAACAGCATTTAATAATGTAAAATCACCCTCAGCAATCAAGCGATTTAGAAAA